CAAGCCCGAGCAGTAAGGCAGTAAAAGTTGACGGTTCACGCCGTCGTCCGGGTCCCCATCGTCTAGAGGCCTAGGACATCGCCCTTTCACGGCGGTAACCGGGGTTCGAATCCCCGTGGGGACGCCAATAAATCAGGCACTTAGCTTGGTTATCTTGGAAAAATCACTATCCATGTCAGCCATATGTCAGCCAAGCATTCCCACGGCTGGGCATTATTTCGGCTGCATCTCGTCTTTCGACCCTAGCCAAAACCTTACCGCTCTCGGGCTTTCATGCGCTCGGCGATGGTCGTCCCCTACTGAAGCTTTCCCCCGTAATTCTTCACACGTCATAACGGTATAGTGCCCGACGTTCAAGGTCAGCCGGGCCGCGCGGGTACAATTCTGCGGCGTACGCAAATAATCAGAGTAGGGGGAGTAATGGCAGAAAGCCAGACCGAGCTACGCGGGCAGATCACCACGGCTGTCGTGGTTGGGGGTCGGAGCATCCAAGTAACCCACTGATCCGACTCCATAACGCGAATTCGCGCTTGGGTTGATTCGGAAATGAGAAAGCCCCCGTCCGGTAAGTGCCTGGGGAGGCTTCCAAGAAGTCTAAGAACCAGCCTGCGACGGGGACTCGATTAGTATAGCGTCTTCGTCTCGGTGCAGAAATGAGGAAGCCCGCAACGAACCCATGCTGCCGATTGATCGGCCCCCAGGCTCTCAACGTCCAAGACGACTTCACGGGCTGAATTCAGTATAGCGGAATACTGAACAGGAAAAGGCACCCCCACGGGGATTCCTGCCTTTCGACCGGAACCTCTACGCCCGAAGCGTGCCGTGGGGGATGCGGGGCCATAGTAATCCATAGCTACAGGAATTAGGAGCCCCCCAGCGGACCACTGCCTTTCGACCGCGGCCTCTACGCCCGAAGCGTGGTGGGGGGCAAGCTCATCATAGCACCATGCAAAAAAATCCCGGCACGCGGCCGGGACAGGAGGGGGGCCATGGGTTTAACCACCCCCTAGGAGCGCACCTTGGTATTCAGTACGTCATCTCGATCTCCGCGAGCGTGGTGACCAGCTCCAGCGCCGTCATGTCCAGGCATTGCAGCGCGTCGTGCGGCAGCCCTTCCAGCAGCTGGCGGTCTTCCTCGCTGATCTCATCGACCATGATCCGGCCGGCCAGGGCCAGAAGCTTGTCCGAGTGCCAGCGGTAATTCGACAGCCCCGGGAATCCGGGCTCGCCGTATCGCGGCCGATCATCGGGCAGCGCCTCGCGCAGTACGGAGAGGAGCCGACGCATCGCCAGCTGCTGGCCGTCATCAACCGGGGACCGTGCCCGCATCGCGGCTTCCAGCGCCGCCAGGCGTTGTTCGAGCGTGGCCATGCGTCGCCCTCCATTCTTCGACCAGCGGCGTCAGGTCGCAGCACAGCTCGGCGTCGGACTTGTGCATCGCGACAAGCCGCTCTTCCTCTTCCACGCTGGCAAACCATTCGCCGCGGTCCATCAGCATCTGGATAACGCCTTCCAGCTCTTCGTCGGTCAGGTCGCGGGCTGTGGTGCCAGTTCTCCCTTCCGGGCCGCTCAGCCGCCGCACCTCCAGTGCTCGAATCCGTTGCTCAAGTGTTGCCATTGTTTCCCCTTTCCAGCGCGGCGATGCGCTTATCCAGATCGCAGGCCTCAAACAACTTGCGCAGCTCACCCAGGACGTACACCAGGCGCGCGCCGTCCTGGGAAGGGACGCGCCCACCCCGCATGTCTCGATACACCCGCGCCATCTCCCGCCTCAGCCCGTCCAGATCGTTCAGGTTGATGCGGGGGGCAGGCAACACGACAAGCGCCGCCTGCTTGCCGCCTGGCGCCCGGTCGTTTGTGGAATCAGGCCGCTTTGCCATGCCTCAGCCTCCCTCCCCGCGCAGTCTGAACAGCTCGATCTCGCGGATGGATTACCTTGTCGGTGCTCATTTGATCCCGTTCCTGTATGCGTTTCGGATGGCCTCGATCAAGACAGGCTGATTGTTCATAAACAAGTCCCTGACCCCCTGCGTGTCGTGCGATGTGATGTGCACATGAATGTCGCCACCGCTTGCGCCTTCGCCTTCGCCATCCGCCAAAGCGCGGATGACGTCGGCCTGTTTCGCTGGCAATACCATCTCACGCGCATGCAGTTGCGTGAGGGGGTTCACGCCTGCGGGGATGTCGTAGCCGCCGGCGGCTGAGGCGGTAGGGGACATCATTGCTGCGAACCCCATGGAGGCTGCCGACATGGCGGCGCCGAAGAATGGCGCGGTCAGGTTGATCGGGTAAGGTGCTGCTGCCATCGATGCCACCCCCCCGGCGCCAGCCTTGGCCGCGCTCTCGGAAATCTCAGACAGGGCTGTTTTCTTGCCGAGGATCAGCATGGCGATCTTGCTCGCGAGCCACTTCGCGAGCACCTGCGCGATAACGCCCGCGATGGTCGAGAGCACCGACTGCCAGATCGATTTGAGACCTTGGGCAAGCGTCATCTGGCCCATCATCATTTTCTGGAAAGCGTTCTGCATGCTGCCCTGCAAGCTACCGATCGCCTGCAAGGCATACTGGTTGCGCTCCAACTCGCCGGCATTCTTGATCTCCGTCATGATGGCCTGGTGCTGACGCTCGGCGGCCTCGATCTCGGCCTTGAGTTGGGCGTAGGCCACCGGGTCTTCCGAAGGGTCGATCATGGCCAGGCGCTCGTTCATGGCCTGCAGGATGATCTCGTTCCGCCGCTGCTCGAACCCGATTTGCTGCTGCAGCAGTTCCTCATGGGTCATGAGGCCCATATCGACCGCATGATGGGCGGCCGCCTCATCGGCGTCTACCACTGCCAGGCGCGCGTCGAGCGCGTTCCGCATCCAGATCATGTCTACCTGAATCTTCTGCTCCGTCGCACGTTTGTGGGCGTCCGCTGCCGCCTTCGCGGCTTTGTCGGCTTCGCGCACCATGTCGCCCTGTAGAGCATTCACCGCGTCGAACTGCTGGCGGATCATCTCGGCGACGCCCTTGTCACCGGTGACGAATGATCCGTTGTCGAACACGTCGATTGGGCTGTCTGCCTTCTTGCTTTTGCCCTTATTGCCCGATGCGTCCGGCGGTGCCTGAAAGTCATTGCCGCCCTCAGCCGGCGCGTTCGAAGCCGTGAACTGCTGGCGGAACTTGCCGAGGAAGGAATCGCCGGTGCCGTTCCACAGATCTTTCAGCTTCTGCGTTTCGCGCACTGCATCGGCCGCGCGCTCCCGGAACACGTTCATCGCGCCGGCGAAGTCCCCGCGCAGTGCCAGTGCTGCAGCAGCTGCCACCGCACCGATGTCGGAGCCGACCGAGACGAAGGCTTGCTTCACCATTCGCGCGAGATCGACCACGCCCAGGAAGGTTTCCATCGCCACCCGGGCGATCTTCACCAACGCGGGACCCACTGCGACGATACTTTCCTTAAACGCCGTCAGCACGGGGATGATGGCTCGCCCGATGGTGTCCCGAACCGCCTTCATGGTCAGGTCGGCATCGTCGCTGGCGTCATCGTATTTCTTCCATGCATCGACATCTTCCTGGCCCACGACGATGCCAAGCGCTTCCATTTTCTGCCTGGTTTCTTCGGCCTTCTCTGCGCTGGCCTGCAACAGCTTGGAGCTGCCGTTGACCGAGCGCCCAAAGATTTCCTGAGCCGCCGCGTTGCGGTCGGTTCCTTCCTTGTACGAGTTGACGACCGCAATCGCGTCGAGCATGAGGTCATTCATGGGGCGCAGATTGCCAGCAGCATCACGGGTCTTGAGGCCCATGGCATTCAGGGCTTCCTCGTTTTCCCGCAGCTTCATGGTAAGCCCACGGCTGGCTGCCGACAGTTCCCACTGTGATGCCCCAATATCGTCGATCACCGCGATCCACACGCTGGCCTGGCTTGCCGAGACGCCCATCGCCCGGCCCAAGTCCATCGCGGATTCGGTGTACTTGGCAGTTTCGTCGGCAGCGTTCTTGATAGCGACGAAAGAGAACGCCGCTGCCGCAACTGCCGCCACGCTGGCGAAGGCAGACCGGACAGTGGTCGACATTACGGACATGCTGTCGCCAGCCGTCTTGAGGCTGCCATCCATCCGCTGAGCGCCGTTCTCGACGGACTGTGCAGCCTGATCCATGCCACGTTCCAGTTCGCCGAGGTTGGCTGTTACCCGTACTTCAATGTCGCTTCCGTTGTTCATAGCAGTCTCCAGGTGGATGTACTCTCTTTCACGGCGTTCGCGAATTCCTCGCGGATGCGCGGCTCCATTTCCTTCAATGCGCTGCGCAGAAACGAGCGGGGCGGCAGGTCATCGGCCTTCAATGCAGGCTTGTTGGCTTTGAGCTTGGCCTTGAATCCCTCCCGATGTTTCTTCAGGTCGGCCTTGACCGACTGCCCGAACTCATGGAACTTCGCGTACTCGACGTTGGTGCCGACAATGCCCCGGACCTCGCGCCCGTTGTCTGTGATGCGATGGTTGATGGAGACGCGCAAGAGGCCGGTGCGGACGTTCAGCACCTGCCCTGTGCCGGGACCAGACAGCTTCTCCAGTTTCACCTTCGTCAGCAGCTCAAGCACGAGGCTGCCGAGCGATTTGCTGACCGAGTCGTGCGTCCGCTTCCCTGCGTCCCTGAGATTCTTGGCGGTCTTCTTGGCGCCTTTGGCTGATCCCCTAAACATCTCCGCCACCCGTCGAGGCTTCGAGTGCCTTCCGCTTCAGCCCGAAAACGTCGAACACGCATGCCATCACCTCTTGCATGTTCTGAAGGTCGAGCAGGGCGGCAACGTCCTCGCGCGTCATGTCGGGGTAATTACGCTGCAGGGCGGCGTGCGCTGAATCGATTACGGTGCCGATGTACTCGGGGGTGATGCTGGCCTCGTCCATCGTTTCGAGGCGCCCTTGCAGCTGCTCCATTGCGCCCAGCGTCAGCGGCGGAATGATCAGGACGCGCCCATCGAAGTTGAAGGGGATGCCCTGGTGCTTGGTGGATTCGGGTTTCATCAGTACACCCCCGCGCGGCTTCCCGTGCGCTCGGTCAGCGCCGGAAGATTGACGTTGAGGGCCGCCGGCACGTTCGCATTGGTCAAAGAACCTGCAGAAGAGAACCACCCATTTTGTACCATGTAATTGATCCATCCAGCAGACGTACCAGCCGGGAAGTCGGCTTCGAAGTAGCGATTCATGAAGATCGGCCCTCCAGGCAAGGGGGCGTTGTTGCCGCCGAGTTCGCTAATGCTGGACGCATTCTGAATTTCGACGCGGACCGTGGGCTGCGGTCCAGTGTGCGGGTGCGGAACGGATTCACTGACAGGCGACAATGCCGCAGGCATCGAGAAAGAGCGCGTCGACGGGTCGATCAGGTCTCTGAGGTCCAGGCCGGCGATGTGGCCTGTTACGCCGGGACTCCCGGGGGTTGCACTGTCGATAGCGAGGCCGGCGACAAAGGCGCGCACGGGAACGCACCCAGTCATGATGCGATTGACCAGTTTGGAGGTTGCGCGGTAGAGGCTCATTTCGTTTTCCTTTCAGGTTCAGGTCAAGTTCAGGCGGTGCGCCAGCGGGCCAGGGCTTCGGATCGGGCTTGTTCGATGGCGCCTCGGGCGTCAATGGTTTTCACGTTCAGGGAGTGCGGCGCGGACAGACCGAATCCGATGGCCACCACATCGAAGGTTCTCATCGGGTAGGCCGTCCCGATTCCCCCGGTCATCACACCGTGGGTTTCCCTCAGTTCGCGGGCCAACTCACAGTGCGCAACGCCAAGCCCGGCCAGTCGGCCGTAGGCCTGCCCGAAGGTGTCGCAGGCAGCCAAGAAGGCAGGAAGAGCATCAAGCTGGATCTCTGCGGTAGCCGCCTCGAACTGCGCTTCAGCCAGGGCGCGCAGGGTGTCCGGCATCTGGGCATGCACCTCGGCCGCCTTCTGTTGCAGTTCGTCCAGCAGGTCGCGATGCGCTTCCATGACGGCGGCGGTCTGCTCGACGCTGGCCTCGGCCGTGGCAATCTGACGGCTCAGGTCGCGTGTCTGCTCGTCCTCCAGGTCTACGCGACCGGCGCGCAGCATCCGGGCGAACAGGCCCCGCCGTTGCTGCTTCAGGCCCTGCGCGGCGCTTGCTGCTTGCTGCACCGGCGCGATGCTCTGGTCAGCTTGGCGCATGGCTTCGTTGATGCTGGCCAGTTCGTCGGTTAGAGTCTTGAGTGCGGCGTGTGCCGCTTTGAGTTGTTCGGTTCGCATGGGGATGCGTCCTTTCACAGAGATTGGGGTTGGGAATGTTCGACCGCATTCGCCAAAATGACCTCGCCGTTGCGCACGGCAATCGTGATTACGGTCACAGACTCCACCTTTTTCTGCGCATCTCGTTCTTCCGATACGGCCTGTTGGCTTTTGCCGATTGCTTGTTTCATGAGGCTCATGCGTTTCTCCTTTGGGTGGTGGGTTGGATTTCCGGCATCGCAGCTGCCGGCAGGCTGTCGTGTGCCCTGGCGTGGCGCCGCAGCGCCCACAGCAGGTTCAACAAGTCGAGGGGATGGGTGATTTCCAGGGCCTTCGCCGCGTCGAGCGCAGCGGCCTCGGGGCTCATGCCGGGGCGCCAGTAGCACCAGGGCGGCACGTCTTCGATGCGGCCGCGGAAGGTGGCTTGGACGCGCTTAGTCATCGAATCCTCCGGTGCGTCTGGCCGGGCGTGTGTTCTGCGCTGGGCGCGGCTGCTGCCCGCGGTAGTCGCTGAACCGCAGGCGCGGGGCGTCGTAATGCAGGGTGATGTCGCCAAGTGCGCCGTTCCGGTTCTTTCGCACGACCAGGCTGATCAGGTCTTGCCACTCGGGGCCATCGTTCCGATGCAGCATCATGATCACGTCGGCGTCGGCTTCGATGTCGCCGGACTCGCGCAGATCAGACATTTGTGGGCGCTTGTCGGTGCGTGACTCGACGCCCCGATTGATCTGCGCCAGTGCGATCACGGGCACGCGCAATTCCTTGGCCAGCGCCTTGAGGCCGCGCGAGATTCCGCCGACTTCCTGCGTCCGGTTTTCGCCCGGACCCTTCATGAGCTGAAGGTAATCCACGACGATCAGCCCGAGGCCGTGCTGCCGCTTGATCTTTCGTGCCTTGGCGCGCGCGTAGGCGACGGAGACTCCAGGCCGGTCATCGATGAAGAGCGGCACGTCGGCGGTGTCACCACAGACGGAAGAGAGCCGCCGCCATCCCTCAGGCGAGGCGGTGCCACTGCGCATGTCGGACATGGATACCCCCGAGCGGCTGGCCATCAGCCGCATGGCGAGTTCCTGCCCGGTCATCTCCAGGGTGAAGAAAATCGCCGGTGCCCCGGTGCTGGCGACGTGGTCGGCAATGTTGAGGGCGAGCGCGGTTTTCCCTACTGAAGGGCGAGCCGCCAGGATCACCAGCTGTCCCGGCTCCAGGCCGCCGGTGATCCAATCGATGTTCTCGAACCCGGTCGGCTGGCCGGCGAGTTTTCCGCCACGCTCCCGGCGGCTATCGATCTCGCGCAGCGCCCCGCGGATTGCGTCATGAACCCGTACCGGTTCGCCGCCCTGGCGATCGAGTAGCTGCGCCATCGCCAATTCGGCCTCTGTGGCGATTTTTTCAATGTCCTTGGGGCCAGGGCTCATGCAAGCCTCTTCCATGCGCGTGGCGACCCCATAGAGGCCGCGCATGATGGATTTCTCTCGCACGATCTCGGCGTACCGGTGAAGGTTGGCCGCGCTTGGTGTGTTGCTCGCCAGCGCGACGATGTACTGAAGCCCGCCGACGCTCTCCAACTCGCCCAGGTTCTGCATGGCCTCGGCGACCGTCACGGCGTCAACCGGCTTGCCCGAATCGCCGAGCGCCTTCATCGCGCTGAAAATCCGGCGGTGATCATCGCGGTAGAAGTCCGCCGCGGTCATCACGCCTTCGACTCGATCCAGAGCGCCGGCACCGGCAATCAACAGGCCGCCGAGCACGGCTTGTTCGGCTTCGACGGAGTGCGGGGGCTGGATGGCCAATGCCGGAATTCCGATGTCGGGTAGCGTGCGGGCGTTCATGCCTCACCCCCATCGTGGTAATGGCCTTCGCGCACCTTGGCGAACTTCTCGGGCTTCAGCAGCCACTCCAGCGAAGCGGTGAAGGGCTTGCGGCCGGGCGTTGCCACCTTCCCTGTCAGGAAGTCGGATTCGGCAACGTAGCCGAACAGCCGGCGCCACCAATCGACGTTCTGGCGCTTCGGGTCTTCACGCCAGCGGGCTTGCAGGTGCGCAGCACGGGCCTTCGTCCAGTCCCTGATTCTGGGAGAGGCCGGTAAGGCTTCGTGATAGGCATCGATGATTTCCTGGTGCGGGCAGGGCGGGATTTTCCTCTTGCCCTGAGCAGCGGTTGTTGCTGCGTCGGCATGCTTGCCGACAATAGTACTGACGGTTATTGATGGTTCTATGATGGTTTGGGTGTCATGGGTGACACCCGTCTCGCGTCTTCCATGACACCCGTCTGCGTCTTCCACGACACCCGTGTCATGCGCGACACCCGTGTCATGCGCGACACCCGTCAGGCTGTGCAGGTTGATCCGATATTGCCGGGTTGCCCCAGGCTTGCCCCCGAACTCGTTTCCAACTACCGAGACGAATCCCGCCTCGATCAGCTGGTGCACGACGCGCTGCGCCTGCCGTGGCTTGAGGCGAACCTTTCGCGAGATGGACGTCATGGATGGATAGCATCGGCCGTTGTCATCGCTCCAGTCAGCCAAGGCCAGCAGGGTGAGCAACTCCGAGCCGCCGTCGACGTGTGCGCAATCCCAGACCATGGACATGATCCGGATGCTCATACGGCGGCCTTCCCGCCAGTGAGCATGAGAAGCTCCCGCAGGCACTCGCGCTTCGCTTCCATGACTTCCGCGGGCGAGGATGATGGGCGCTTGATAACTACAGAGAGCAGGGCGGCGCGGACGTAATGCGGGTCCGGCTTACCGATGCTCTGGCTTACCGCGAACTCGAAGGCGCTGAGCAGTTCGGGCGGGCGGCGCATGTCAGGCCGCCTTGCGACTGGACTCGATCTTGGCTTTCAGCCAGTCGTCGATCTCAGACTCGACGAATCCGACACGGCGCTCGGTGATGCTCACAGACTTGGGGAATTCCCCCTGTTTTTGGAGTGCATAGACCGCGCTGCGCGACATGCTGGTGCGGCTGAGCACTTCGCGCAGGCTGATGATTCGGGTGGTGGATTGATTCACTTGAGCCTCCTTTTCTCGCTTCAGAGGCTCCAAAATGAATACCCAAAAAAACCCCCGTCAACATCCAACGGGGTGTTATTGGTGTTATGGGGATTTCTTGGAGAACTTAAATTTATGCTTCGGGCCGCTGCCTCTCTTCGGATACTCGGGCCGCTGATCGAATCCGAAGCTCAGCCCCTTCATTTCGATATAGCGCCCTGTCCATCGAGAAACACCGTCGACAGTCTCGAATTCGGGCTGTAGCTTCACCGTTTCCCTCACCCGGAGACAGTCAGGGGTTCGCGTTATTTGAACCCACTGGACCGGCTCTTCAAGCGTTCTGAACAAACCGATGGAATACGTGATCGGCGACTTATCCGGCTGATACTGCGACAGAACATTGTCGACCTCGGTCGCTGACAGTGGGGTATCCGGAAAGCAGTCTTTCCATTCGATGATCGCCACCTCTATAGCTTGCTTCCTGGCCTTGCCGCTGGCAATCCGCTCACGCTCGACCACTTCCAGCACAAAGCAATCACGAAGGAACATCCATGCCGGCCGTGCATCCGGATTCATGCCTTTGCTGGCCTTGCTGGGGCGCCCGCCCTTATTCTTCTTGAGGCCGGGCGACGTCGCCCTAAGTAAGTCAAGTGTAGATTTCATTCTGCTGTCTTTTGGGTGGCCGCTCACGCGCGCCCCACCTACCGGCGTCGAAACTCGAAAGCGCGCACACCGCCAGCCTTCGCGAACACCATACCAGCATCGGCCTTGCCGACCAGGTGCAAAATCCGGTCATGACGATCGCTCACAGTAGGATCGAACCGGGCGAACTTCGGCAGCTCGATATTCTGGCCAGCCGCCCAGAAGCGGGTTTCCTGGGTGATGCTGTGATAGCGAGCGAGCAGCGCCTGCTGCTCCTGGACGATCTCCCACAGTTCTTCAACGGTCGGGGCCTGTGATGCGGTGGGCTGCTTGCTGGTCATTGATCGTTTCCTCCCACAACGGTTTGGAGCATAGGTGCCGGCTGCTTCCGAAACGGGATCACATTGGCATCGTCCCGAATCAGCCCGACCGCCTTCCCGACGTCGCGAACGCATGTCGGCATGTACTTGTCCCGTAGCTTCTGATCCATGACGAAGCGCTCCGTCTGGAGGAGGTGCTTCATTTCGTCGATCAACCCAAGGAACCGACTGGACGCGTCATCATTCAGCCGGTAGCCACCTCGGTATCCGTCAACCATCATGCTCTCCATCCCCAAGAGGGTGGCGTCAGCAGTCTTAAGCGCCTCGTATCTGTACGCATCAACCGTCGCGGCCCATGAATTCACAAAGGCATGGGCGCGCTTGATTCTTTTTTCGCGAGCACGTTGCGCCTCAAGAAATATCGTTTCTTCCTCGCTCCAGTCCCTCCATACCCAGAATGTCGTCTTGGAGCTACGACGTATGAGGATTGGGCGTCCATGCGGGTCGGTCGTGTTGCAGACGGTCTTCTTCTCGCCGGGATCCCCGGGGAACGGTCCTTCGCGTGTGATGCCGTGGTGCACCAGGGCTTCCCGGGTCCCGCGGGCAAAGTGGTGGTGCAGATGTTTCTCGGTCGTGATTCTGAGTGAACGGCTAGAATGACGTGCAGCCATGATGCAATCTCCTATACAGCTTGCTTTGTGGTCAGGGCGGAGGGTGTTAACGGCACCCATCCCGCCCGCTTTACCTGATGCCGTCAGGCGGCGGTGTTACCTTTTCCCGATCGCCCTCACCTTCGTGTCCGGCTTGTGGCCGAATGACGGCAGCAGCGTTCGCACGGTGTTGGCGAGTGTCTTGTCGCACAGGTGCGCATAGTGCCGGCTGGTGATGCGCGTATCGGCGTGCCCCAGCAGCTTCGAAATCGTCAACAGATCGGCGCCGGCCTGCGCCAGCAGCGAGGCGTAGGTGTGCCGCAGGTCATGGAATCCGACAGCGGGCTCGATCTTCGCCCGTGTGCAGGCTTCCTTGAGTGGGCGGACGTGATGATTCTTCCCCCACGGCGCACCATCGGCGCGCGTGAAAACGTGTTCACCCCCCACCTTGCCAGCGACAGCAGACCGGAAGAAATCGAGACCATCGTCGGACAGCGGAACGTGGCGGCCCTTGCCGCTCTTGGCTTCGGCGCTGACGTACACCATCCCGGTGTCGAGGTTCACGTCCGCGACCTTCATGCGCGTCAGCTCCCCGCAGCGGCAGCCGGTGAAGAGGGCGGCCTTCACCAGCGGACGGAAATCAGCCGCGCAGGCATTCACCAGGCGCGATGACTCGGCATCGGTCAGGAAGCGCGTCACGGGCTCGTCGACGTTCTCGAAGGGCTTGACCCGGCGCCACGCGGTGTCATCGCTTACCATCCCGTCCTGGAATGCCCGGTTCAGGATCGCTTTCAACACCGCCAGGATGCGATTCGCCGTCGACTTGCGCGCGCGCTTTTCCTCGACCGTCGCCGGCTTCCCGCGGTGTGCCTGCTTCGCCAGTGTGCGTGTGCGCTTGCGCGCCGGGGTCGAGGCAAGCCGCTCATGCCAGCGGCGCAGCGTCGGGCTGTCCAGATCCATCAGCAGACGGTCGCCCAGCGTCGGCAGGATGTGCGCGCTGATCGTCGCCTCGGTCTCGCGCACCGACTTCCGGTTTTCCCGGAACCAATCCATGTAGTGCGCGGCGCCGGCTTCCACCGTGACGGGGCGGCCGGCGATGACCTTCGACTCCTGCGCGAGGTCCCGGGCTTTCTGCTGCGCCTGGGAGAAGTTCAGCACGGTCTCACCGTCCGCGTCCTGGAAGTCGTCGGCGTTGCCCAGCTTGCGGTAAGCCTCGCGCCCATCGATCCCGACCACTCGGGCCGACCAGGTGCCGAAGCCCGAGACGGTGCGCCGGTACATCAGGGACAGCCCGCCGGTGATCGGCAGGAAATAGCGCTTCCCCGTCTCCAGCTTGAGCCGGCTCGTCCGGGTTTCCAGTCTTGCATCACGCGCAGCCCTTGCCATCGCCTCTCCGTGTCAGTCACATGTCAGCGGAATGTCCCCGGACATGTGCGGACATTATAGGACACAAAAACCCGTATATCTATGGCTATAGCGGCTTTACGGGTGTTCGTGCTTGTCCGCCGCTGTCCGAGATACAACACTTTCACAGCGGTAACCTGGGTTCGAATCCCCGTGGGGACGCCATCTTGTACTCGCAAGATGATCAAAACCCGCATTTCCGCGGGGCGGAAAAATCAACCTGAACCGAATATCGCCTGATCGATGCAGACCCGGCTGCACTTTGCCTCGTGCAATGTCTGATGAATGAATCCAGCGTGGCGCCCCGAAGACGAATCGAACGTCCGACCTACCCCTTAGGAGGGGGTTGCTCTATCCACTGAGCTACCGGGGCGTGGCGCGCATTCTACCGAATACCTGGTGATACACGAACTGTCGCGAATACACTCCGCATCGTCCGCGGGCGGTCTATGAT